TCTCTCTCATTATTGGAGTATGGTTGGGGATACAATAGTAGACCCTTTTGCTGGAAGATTGACAAGAGCATTTGTTTCTCAATCTCTAGGAAGACAATACTTTGGATATGATGTTTCACCTATGACAGTTCAGAAGGTTAGAGAAGAATTAAAAAGACATGAATTAGACGCAGTGATTCATGAGGAAGACGGGTGTGAAATGAATGCAACACCCGATAACTTTGCACACATGATTCTTACTTGTCCACCATACGGTGATATAGAAAAGTATGAGAGTGCAACAGGTCAGTTATCAGACATAAGAGACTACAAAAAGTTCTGTGATAGAATACAAGTATGTGGTGATAACATGGAAAGAGTTTTAGTCCCAGGCGGTTTTTGTGTTTGGGTATGTGGAGATTGGAGACGAGGTGGTCAATACAGACCCTTCCATTCTGATTGCATAAATATGTTCACTAAATCGGGACTGATATTACATGACATTATAGTCATGAAGAACGATACTATCTTTGCAGCTTTACAAATGGGTAAGTGTGCAAGTAAAAGATATACAAGTAAAGTTCATGAATACATTTTAGTATTCCGAAAAGAAGGGGAACTAGTTTCTAGTTCAGACAAGATTAAAAACAAAGAGGAATCTTTAGAACAATTTTTTAAATAATGCCAAGTGTAAAACCAAGAATAAATCCGAAGAATAAAAATGTTGAACCATTTGACAGAATGCTTCGTAGATTTAAAAAGCAGTGTGAGAGAGCAAACATTGTAAACGAAGTTCGTGATAGACAATATTATGAAAAACCGAATCAGAAAAAGCACAAAAAGAATCAAGAAATTGCACGAAGAAAAAAACTTAATGCACACAGGGAAGCACTCGCACAATCTAGAAGAAAATGGGGCCCACTTGGGTAAAGGTTCTAAAAGAAGACCCGAGGACACCAAGCAATATGAAGAAGCTTGGGAAAGGATTTGGGGTAAACCCTTAAAGAAAATTAAACCTCATAAGAAGACACCTAAACATGGACAGACTCAAGTCCATAAAGATAAGACTAAAACAATTCCAAGAAAAGACAAATATCCCTCACCTAATTACGAAGGGCCTTGGGGTAAAGATTTAGGATTTTAAGCAGGAACTGCTGAAAGACGAGAACCAGTAGGGTCTTCATTCCTTGGTGTAGGACGACCTTGTTGGTATGTATTATTGTTTGTTGTTCCACTCATATTATTTTGAACTACTGAATTTACAGTTGCAGAACCACCTCCCCCAGCATCTCTCTCTGCATCTACAGCTTGTCTTGCTTGTGTTATATCACTAACTGGTGCATTAGGGTCAACTGGTGCAAGGTCTGTTGAAGAAGCTTCAGCCTCTGCTTTCATTCTTGCCATTTGTTCTGTCATGATTTCACTATCTTTACCAACTAAAAAGTCTGAACTAAAGCCTTCTGTTTGACTAGGGTCAAATTTACCACCCTCGATATCTCTTGACTGACTGTAAACAAATTCGTCCATTTTACCCGACCTTATTTTTTCTGCTCGAGCTGCATTCCCTTCTGCTCCCAAGTCATTCTTTGCTTCCTTTTCGGCAATGAAAGCTTCTCTGTCGTCTATTACTTTTCTTGCAAATTTTTGTTGGTTCTCTAACTGTTCATCAGTCTTATCTTCCAATCCAGTCGGAGTTGCAGTGACTTCTTCTTTTCCTTCTTTCTTTTTCTTCCTTTCTTCTTGTCTTGCTCTAATCTCTTCTAATTCTTTTAAGTCCTCATCACTTGAAAGGAATGGAATCGAAGTTTTCATTTGTAGGATTTTTTCTCTTACTGCATCGAATATCATTTGGAATGTATTGACAAATGCGTCTTTAATGTTTTGTATGATAGTTGATATTCTTTCTTTTATGGCTGCAACTTTCTCTTGGATATTTGCTTTAATTTCGTCAAAGTTTTTAACAAGATACATTACACCCAGTATGAGAGCTGCAACAGCAATGGCAATTGCAAGACCGATTGCAATGAACGGTGCAGCTGCAACAAGGAATGCACCTACTGCTGACATAATACCTGCGATTAAAGTTCCCGCTGCAACAATAAAGGCAGGGACTACTGTGACTAATTTTATAATACCAGTAGTTAACGCTGCAGCTGCATAGGCAAGTGTTGCACCTATGAATGTGACACTAGAAGCAATAAATCTTATTGTTGCTGAAGCAAGTCCACTTGCAAATGTTAATGTTGCAGAAATAAATCCACCGATAGAAGCCATGAGTGCAGTGAATCCACCAATAAATGCTATGGCTGCACCTTGAAGTGCAGTTCCTATTGTGACGAATACACCACCTATTGTTCGAAGACCACCTTTGATAAATTGCATGACAGAAGCAAAGAATGCACTTGCGCCTGCCATTAGAGTTGAACCAGCTGCTTGAACTTTTGCAGAGAATCCTTCCTGTGCTTGTTTTATGACATTACCGTCTTTATCTAATTCTTGTGCTGTTCCTGACCACCATTCATTTAATTGACCACCTAGGTCAACCTCTTTACCAGTAAAGAATTTTGTAGTGACTTTTATAGCTTCGTTTGCAATCTTGAAAGGTGCCATGACCAAATCACCAACTGCCTTAACAGCATTTACTGCATCTTCAATATACTCTCCGATATCAACGATACCACCCGTGAGTTCTTTGATTGCATCATTTGCCCTACCAAACTCTTTTTTAACACCCTCAAGTTCAACACCACCGTCTCTATTGGGGTCTGTCTTTTTTTCTAATTGATTGAATTTTGCTTTCTTAAAGTTTTCTGAAAACGAACTAAAGGCACCTTTAACATCTGCCATACCCGAAGATACCATGTCTGCACCTTTCTTGAAGTTTTCTTCAACAGAACCAAATGCACCTTCGATATCATTATTGATTTGATTGAATGTTGCAGTAAATCCAAATCCGTCACTTGCAGCTGCTTTAAAAGTAGCCTTTCCTTCACTGTATGCTTTAGCAACATCACCAAGAGCTTGTTGAGCTTCTGTTCTCTTCTCTTCATATTTGATTCGGGCTTGTTCTTCTTTTCCCTTTGCGAATTGATACTTGACGGATTCGTCTAATGCTTGCTTCGCCTGTTTTTCAAATAACTCTTTGAATGTTGCCATTGATTACTACTCTTCTTCTACAGCTTCTTCTACTAAAACTTCTTTACCGTCAATTCTATCTTGAAGGTTTTGGACTTGTGTTTCCCAAATCTCTAGTGCATTTTCATAAGACTTCTTTGCAGATTCCAATTGATTTTCATCTAATCCGTCTGCAACTAATTCAGGTTTCATGCTTACTAGACTTTCCATTTTTTCTTGTAAATCTACCATGTTATCTCCCTATTTTTTTTGATTGTCTGAATCGTGTTCCTTGGCTGCACTATTAACATATAGTCCAAACCAAGCAGCTCCTGCTCCAACAAGAATTGATATCAGACCTGATTGTTCCATAGTTGGTGCTTCTAAATCGAGGAACCACATAACCACGAAATAAATTAAGAATATGTAAACACTTAAAAATGCTCTTGGCCATATTCTCCATGCGTCAACTGCCTTTGCAAGAAATATATATTTCTGCCAAGGGTTAGTTTTACTATCATGTTCCAACTCCCAAATTTTTTGTTTGAGGTCGTTGTTCTCTGTCACCATTTCCATAAACTTGCTTAAGTCTATTTCAACTTCATTCCTACTCATGTCACCCGAAAATTTTTCTCTATCGGACATATCTCTCTCCTATCTTTTAGCACGAGAGTTTCTTTGTCTTTCTCTCTCTCGTTCTTCTTCAAGATGATTAAGAAGTAGTTTGATGTATATTTCCCTTTCCCAAGGCATCATATCATCTAGTTCAGTTAATGAATACTTGTGGTGTTGCATTAACTGAAAGTTAGTGTTATAATAGTTTAGTAAGTTCTCATGTGAAAGGGCTACTAAAAAAAATTCTGTAATCCTATAAGAATCTTATCTATACCTTTTCCACATGTATTACATTTTGCACTAACATCTTTTTGTAGTCTTGGTAATGCTTGAAAGAAACCACCTAGTTTTTCTAATTGTTGAACTGTTAAATTCTCTACGAATTCAGTTAGTTCATTATCAGAAGTATCTTTTGCTAAAAAAACATCTTCCTCTGTATAGATTGACTTGATTGATTTCTTTATCACTTCAATAGTTTGAGAACCTTGGTCAAGTGTTTCTACTCCACCCATGTCTCCAACTGTAGGATATCTAAACTCGATACCTATTTCATCATTAATCATAATCTTCATTTCAGGTTCGTCACCTACTACTTCAACTTCATCTATGTTAACGACTGCATCACCTGTTCCCCGACCTTCGTCTGGGCAATCAGCGTCATTGCAAGTCAGCTTTATATTTGCAGTTTCACCTACACTCTTTGCTCTTATCTTGAGGAATAAATATTCCATATCGATAATAGGCAAGGTTTCAGGTTCAACTTCTTGGAAGGTCACAGTCCTTATTAGGTCTTTGACAGCTTCCATAACTTTCCCTTCGTCATTTTCCTCTTGAGCAAGCATAAGTAATTTCTGCTCTTTCACTAGGAAAGGACGAAACTTCACTTCTTTTCCGTCACTTGGTAAACTAATTGTATACTTCGGTGCCGATTGTATTGGTAAAGCCATAATATATTTCCTCTATGGGGTTTAACGACCCCTTCTTCTATTAGTTATAAACTCGGGATTTATGTCCCGACCTATAGTCCCAGCACGAGTTATATATGAATCTACTTTAGATAGACTATTTAATATATCTCCTGCCTTTGAATTAAATCTTGATGCAACCTTGAGTGAATCGAGAATTGCATCAAATACTCTTCTTCCTTTATTTAGTCTGCTTATAGAAAAGTTTGATTCCTTCGGTTGTGTCAGCTCGATTCTATCTGTAGTCTCGGGATATTCTACACTAAAATATCTGTAATTCATGTTAACACTAAACTTTAACAATGTATCTGATTGTTCTGTATCGAGTGACATAGGGTCATACGATGTTGGATAGGCTTCATGGAATGTATATTTCATTGCAACGGTTCCGTCTTTTCTCAAAACAAAAACTGAAAATTCACAGTTCTTTGCATATTCGTCATAGAATCTGAATATTGTATTCATTCCTTTTAGTTCACTATTTGTTTCTATATTTGAAGAGTGAACCATTTTTAACCATTCTTCAATAATAAATCTATCTAAAAAGAATGGGTCACAATAAAATGTTAGAGCTACAGTATCTCCAAAATCAACTCTTCCTTCTGGCATACTTCTATCTGGGCCAAATGTTGAATGTTCTGCAATATCTAAAGCTTTGCCTGGCAGTGTGACAGCTTGACACATAATATTTAATGCATCTGCATAGGGGCCACAACCTTGTAATCCACTCTGTTGTATTGCTTGACCAAAGCCTTTAGGTAATGCATGGAATGAAACAAAAAATCTGTTCGATACAATCGGTTGTCCTATGTATGCTTTGATTCTGTCAGTAGTTGTTTTACCATAGCCAGGGTCTTTTAAATAATCCTCGACTGGTGGTTTACCCTTATACTTGTCATTGATTGCCATTAAAATTTATCCTTACTTCTTTTGTAAACTGTATTTGCACCCTCACCCTTAAATTTTTGCACGGGCAACATAGTGACTAGACTCCAATGTTTTGGCATTATTTGACACATCATTGAATCTATATTTTTGTAATAGTATTGTTTGACACATGGTTTTGCCCAACGAAGTCTACTAATACCTTTTATCATTTTATAAAAAACTCTAATTCTTGTATCTTCTGGCTTATCTTTATTTTCGTTTATAAATCCTAACAATGCTTCCATTAAGAACACTCTATACTTTGGTGATATGTAATGAAAGTTTAATCCTAAAAATCCAGTTGAATATCTTTTTAAACACATTACAACTGGAAAGTTATCATAGTATGGTAATTTATCTTTAGTTTCTGCATCGTAATAAAACATGTAGAATTTACCGAGTTCTATTCTCGAAACAAAGTTCTGATTCTCTTTCATAATAGAATCAGGTGTTCTTCTAATTTCTCGTATGTTAATTCTAAACCATTGTAAAGATTCACGAACTGCACCTTTATTTTTAGGGTCTTCTAAATCCCTTATTGAATATATTGTCTGACCTTCTGTGAGAGCTTCATCTCTTGCAGTGATTAATTCTTGGAATAGACTAGCCATAGTCTATTATTTATGATAATTGTTATATAAAGTGAAGTTTTCTTTTTCAATTATTTTCTTATTTGGCATGAAATCTAGAAAGTGTCTACAGTCCTTTATACCGACATGTCCTACTATTTTGATATTAGACTCCTCCTCACCGAATAAATCCTCTAGAATCGGGTCACAGGTGCCTTCTAGGGTGGCTTTCTTACCGCCAAAACACTCAATAGTCTCTTTTACTTGACCATAGAGTTCTATTCTCTCCTCTCCAATGTGGACTTCTAGTTTATCTTCGAACTTTGCAAAGAATATAGACCTTTCATTATGGTGACTGTAGAGTTTCCACCATTCTTCAAAGGTTAATTTTGGTAAATTTATCTTATCTCCAATGTCCCATAACACAAAGTCTTCGTTTGAGTCTGTATATTCTATTGCATGAACTCTAAACTGGCCTGGGTGGGCAAACCAATGTTGTTTATTCTCTTTTAAGATTGCCTGTGGGACTGAATATAGACCTTGGGTCTTGATACAATCTACTAACCATTGAAGTTTTACTGCATGAAAGAAACAATTTCTATGGTGGTCTGACATAAATTCATGAAATTCACTTTCTTTGAAGTCTAGATTCCAACCATACAGAAAATACAACCCATAAAAGTCAATAGTTTCCATACGATGTTCGTTCTCATACACTGATACATTGTTGTATATACCTTCTGCCTTTGCACGGTCAAAGGATATGAGTTTTGGATTTGATTTTAAGTATGGTGTAAACAATTCTTTGACTTGTTCGTCTGTAAGTTGTCTTCCCTCATGGTCTTGGACTGCAATATGTTCTATAGGCATTAGTTATAACTCTTTATTTTTAATTCAACTAGCTTTAAATCGTCAGGTGTGTCTACGGATAGGCCTTCGTCTTCAACTCTAATCATTTTTACTACGAAACCATTCTCTAGATATCTTAACATTTCAACATTTTCTTCTATTTCGTTTCTATGTCTATCCATGTGTGGAAAAATATCTAACATATTTCTTCGATATGCATAAAGACCTAATTGTTGATTCCTAGAAATAGGTAGTCGACTATAATATAGTGCATGATTATCTTTATCCATGACAACCTTGACTACATTTGGGTCAGTTAACTTATATTCTTGGTCAACTTCGACATATGCATTTACGATATCAGTATCATCGTCAAAATCTGTAATCATTTGATTGATTGCATCAGGATTAATCAAAGGTTCGTCCCCTTGTATGTTAACAAAGATATCTCCGTCTAACAAACTCAAAGCTTTTGCACACCTGTCTGTTCCAGTTGCACATTCTTCCTCAATAACTATACACCTCATTTCTTGTTTTGAACAATAATTAGATATTCTAGAATCGTCTGTAAGAACTACAACTGTATCAAGTTGTTTTGCCATACAGGCACGGTCATATACTCTCTTTATCATAGGTATATCACAAATATCTACAAGAGGTTTACCCTCAAATCTTGTTGATTTCCACCTTGCTGGTATTAGACCAACAACGAGTTCAGATTCGTAATCGATTCTAGCGATACTTCGCATTCAACTTCTCCATATCCATATTTTGCATGTATAAAATCTACTCCAGCCCTCTTTGCACATTCATAATCAGTCTGCATATCACCAATATAAATTGTTTCACTTGGTTCTGAATTACAGAATGCCATAGTATGTAGTAATTGGTCGGGAGCAGGTTTACCTCGAAGACCCATAGTAGGTGAACAGACCCAATCAAAGTCAGGCAATTGTTCTAAAATTAGACTTGTTCTTTTTTCTCCTTTAGAAGTGCAAATTGCAATCTTATAATTTTGTTTTAAGATAGTAAGTGTATCAAATGCACCTTCATATAATTTTATTTTATCTAAATTTTGTTCAGAGGCCTCTTCATAAGTTGATTGAACCTTTAGAGGGACTCCTAATGCATTCATTATATCAGGAAAAGGTTTACCTATGTGTTTTTGATATGATTCGAAAGGTGTTTCTATGTTATGGGTGTGTCTAACTGTATCCCATGACAGTTTCATATTGGGTAAAGAGTCAATTAGGACTCCGTCTAAATCAAATACTATTAATTTCTTCACTTTTTCTTCTTTGGGACTAAATGGTCTTCCGTTAAAATACGAAATCCCATTTTTCGGTCTTTACAAAACTCTTCTGCAGCTTTGAACTTTGCCTGATTAATTATATAGGTCAAAACTTTTTGTTTAAACTTCCTAGTTTGTCTTTTTGGGACTGGTGGAGGTTTACATTGAGACTTTGGTTTTACTTCTATGATTTCTCGTATTGCTTGTCCTTTGGAATTTACATATTTTATGTAAAAATCAGGAAAATACCTATGAACTCTTTTATCAACAGGAGATTTGTAAGGGATTATGATTTCCTCACTTCCCCATTCAACAATATTAGGGTTATTATCACAGTAAACCATGAATCTTCTTTCCCACAAAGACCTATAATAGATTTTTGTAGGGTCTCCCTTGTATTTTTTGTAATTCTTCGGTTTAAACTTACCACTGTATGACATAAATAGAATTAAGACCTTTATTTTAGGATATTTATATGCCAAATATTAACAAATTATTAAACAAAGTAAATCAGGCTTCACAAGCAATCAAATCAGTCAAAGGTATCAAGTCAAAGATTGAGAGTATAGGATACAAGGGTGGAGTTAACACCGAAGAAGTAGATAAACTACAATCTATAACCGAAGAAAACAGAAAAAAGTTAGCTGATAGAGCAAATACTTTACAATCACAAATATCGAGTGTAAATTCAGGAAGAAAAAAGGTAAAAAATGCACCTAACCTAAATCATGTAGATTTACAATATCCTTTAGAAGCTGAAGGAGACAATTTTATCGTTTTTAACATGAGACCGAGAAAGGCAAGAGACGGTGGAAACGAAAAAGGTGGTAATTACTTTTCATCAGAGACTAGAACAGTTGCATTATATCTTGTTGATTACGATTCCAATGTTGCAGTGGGTTATTCAGGGAGTGAAGGTATAAGCACATTCCAAAGAGGAAGAGATACAACTAAAAACACAGAAGTAGATTTTAAAGGTTCAAAAGTAGAAGGTGTTATCAACGAAGTAAAAGGTGTAGTTGGTGATTTAGGAAATAAAATCATGAATGGTATGTCAGGTGGAGTTCGTAATCTACGACAAGGCATGGCTGCAAACCCTATGTTAGAACAAATGTTAGAAGGGGTAGAATTTAGAGACTTATCTTTTCAATTTGAGTTTTGGCCAAAGAGTGAAGAAGAAGCAAGAGAGGTTATGGAAATCGTAAGAACTTTCAAACTTGCAGCTCTACCCGATACATTTGCTTCATTTGAATCAACCTCACCAAATGAAAACTTTTTTAACTACCCAAATGTTTTTGACATAAAACTTGAAGGCCCAATTGCAGATAAT